CCGGAAGAAAGCGGTCTACTACTCCTTCCAAGAAATTGAGGTTTGCATCTTCATTGGCTATTCGAAAGGACCGAAGCGGAATAAATTCGCAACGGTCTTCATCGAATTCCAGAAGAGCACGATCCCAGTACTTGGAGATGAAGAGGATTCCCACGGATTACCCGTGGCAAGTCCTCAGCATCCTGGTTGGTTCTTTGGCCTCCCGACTATCGTCCTGTCTAACGGCTTCGATTCTCTCGATCATTCGATCGCGAGACCTCGATTCCTATTTTAGACTGGACGAGTTATACGGTTTACAGAGTATGCACCGATGGCAGCGTCCATTCGTTGGGGATCTCCCAGCGATTCGCTTAGTCGTATCAATTCTGCGAAAGAATCAGGACCTTAGTCTCGTCCCTCGCAAAGAGCGCGCGGAAAATTGTCTAGCTGCCGTAAGGCAACTTGACGATTCCTTAGCCTCGAGGCGTTGGCCGGACTATAGTACTAGTTCTGTGTTCCGTAACATGAAATCGATCCTTGGAGAAATCCTTGGACCGGTTCCCTCTGTTGCGGACATAGCAGATTGTGCAAGACATGGCCCCGGCTCTTCCCTCACGCACAGTTATAGTGACCGTTCAGCGTACTTTAAGTATGCTAACTGGCCCTACGCTGTGTGTCGGAAAGGTTCGGAGCTCCTCAGAGGTGTTATTGAACTCGATGAACGTTGGCTTGGAGCCTTAGAAGACTCCTATCGCCGTCGGTACCACATCCCGCCATGGAAGATCCTTAACAGGAGTCTTTTCTGGAAGGGTGTTATCAACGACGAGTACAACTATAATCGAGTCACCACCGTGCCTAAGGATGGGGCGAGAGATCGCCCCATCGCAATCGAACCCGCAGGTAATATTTACCTGCAGCTCGGCATCGAGGGCATTATCAGGTCTCGTCTTAAGTGTTGGGGATTAAACCTTGACACTCAGAAACGAAATCGTGACTTATGTTACGAGTTCTCTCGAACTAATAACGGAGCCACGATTGATCTGAAGAATGCTAGCGATACCGTTTCATATGAGTTCTGTCGGCAAATGCTTCCAGAACCATGGTTTCGATTGCTAGATTCCGTGCGATCCCCTTACGGGGTCTTTCCAGATGGGACAGCTCAGCATAATGCTAAGATGTCCAGTATGGGTAACGGAACTACCTTCGTGCTAGAGTCCCTGTTGTTCTTCGCACTGTCCAGGGCTATAAGCTCAGTTTACGGATGTCGTCATGACCGCATTGCGGTTTTTGGCGATGATCTGCTGATTGAGTCTTATTTGTACAGACATCACATGGATTACCTCGCGGTTTCGGGTTTTATCCCGAACCTCGAAAAATCTTTTACTGACGGGCCTGTTCGAGAATCGTGCGGTGTTGATGCTTTTGAAGGCATGAATATCCGTCCGGTTTTCTTGAAAAGGAATCCCCGTTCAGTAATGGAGGTCTATGGCGATCGTAATCGCCTCAACCGATGGTTTGGCATTCAGTACGGGTGTGAAAACCCTACCGAACTCGATGCGTACTTTTTCAAGTACCTCGACGGCCTTCTCATCGGACCTGAGAGCGATAATGAATTCGAT